GGTTTGGTGTTCTCGTCGAACGCAAAGAAAAATGGCTCGACGAATGGCGCGACCGTGATGAACGATCAGGCAGATGCAGGACAGCAAAATGGCAATGGATAATTCTCACGTTGCCCGTGATATTGCTGCCCGGTTGCATCATCGGGCATCTTATCTTTCGAGGCAGTACGATATTTCGGCAGACCTTCGGGATATCGCCGCTGCCGATACGTCGCAGATGCGGGACAACTTCTCGGCTCGGTGCCGGGAAGTGCTTTCGTTTTACGGTATTCAGGGCAGTCCGCGCGAAGTTGAAAAGCCGTTCGCCTTTTCGAATGGCATGGCTTTCATTCCGATCCACGGATTGCTCATAAACAGACTTTCGTGGAGTTGGTCGTTTGCGACCGGCTACAATTTCATCCGTTCGCAGCTCGTCGCCGCGCTGGAAGATCCGGATGTCGAGAAGATCATATTCGACATCAATTCGCCCGGCGGCATTGCTTCCGGTTGCGCCGAGCTTGCGCTGGAAATCTATAACTCAAGATCCGTGAAGCCGAGCTTATCCGTGGTTGATGCTCGCTGCTATTCGGCGGCCTACTTCCTGGGAAGCGCAGCCACGAAGATCGTTGTCACACCTTCGGGCGGCGTTGGCAGTATCGGCGTTGTTTCCATGCACGTCGATTATAGCAAGGCGCTTGAAGCCGAAGGTATCAAAGTCACATTCATTATTGCCGGCGACGAGAAAGTTGACGGCAATTCGTATGAACCGTTGTCAGATAGAGCGAAAGCTTCTATACAGCGCGACGTTGACTACCACTACGGTTTGTTCGTTGAAGCTGTCGCTCGTCATCGCGGTATGTCGGAAGACGATGTAAGGGCAACTCAGGCGGCTTTGTATTTGCCGCCAGACGCGCAGGAAGTTGGAATTATCGACGCCGTGATGTCGCCGGCAGAAGCAGTAGCATCTTTCAACGAACTTACCAGTGACGCAGAGGATGGAGAAGACGATATGACGACGCAAAACGGTAATGCCGGCGCTCCGAACAACGCAGCTCCGGTTTCGGCTCCCGCCGGGCTCACGGCGGAACAGATTCAGGCGATGATCGATAAGGGAGTCGCCGAAGGTGTCGCCAAAGGCATCGCCGACAACAAGGCGCGTTCGTCGGCCATCCGGAATTGCGAGGAAGCGAAGGGCCGCGAAACGCTCGCCGCGCATCTCGCCGACGACACCAATCTGGATGTCGATGCCGCCAAGGCGATCTTGAGCAAGGCGCCGAAGGAACCGGAGGGCAACGGCGGCACCAACAGCCGGCAACAGCCGAGCGGCTTCGGCACCGCAATGGACAACACCCGTAATCCGGGTGTCGCTCCGGATGCCAATGCGGGCGGCGGGGAAGGCGCAGGAGGCGGTGAAGGCGGCGAGGGGCGTACCGATACGGTCAACGGCCTTCTCACCACCTACAACGCCGTCAGCGGGCGCCCCGTGAAGCTGATCGGCGGCACCGATGTCGATAAGAACGGCAAGGCCGCCTAATCGGCATCGGAAACACTGTTTTCCCAAACGGAGGTAAAGTCACATGGCCGCGACGTATCCAAACCTTTTGGCATCGGGCGTCAACGATCTTGGCAGGTTCGATCAATTCGACCTGTACGCCGGCGAATCCGAAATTGTCACCGATCAGGGGCAGACCGCCGATGGTGTGGCGATTCTGCAATTCCAAGTGCTGATGCGGGACGCCGATGGCCGGCTCATCCCTTGGACCGCAGGCGGCGGCAATTACGCGACCGGCTCCTACGTGGTTGGTGGGCAACCGACTGCGGCCGACACGATCACCGTCAATGGTGTCGTGTTGACTTTTGTTGCGGCATTGACCGGGGCGGCCGACGAAGTTTTGATCGGTGCCACGACCGCCGAGACGGCAGCGAATATCGCCGATGTCATCAACGCCGATCCGGAACGGTTCAACGTGGCGGCAACGGTTTCCGGTACGACGGTGACGTTGACGGCGGAAGATGAAGGCACCGCCGGTAATTCGATCACCATTGCGGAAGGTGTTACGTCGGCGAGTTTCACCGTCAGCGGCGCCACGCTTTCCGGCGCCAATGCGACCGGAGACATCCCGAGCGGCAATGCCGTCGCCATCGCCGCGCAGCCGGTTGCAGCCGCAACGCCGGGCGCATGGTTGCCGGTTTTCACGGGAGGCGTGTTCAACCACGAAGCTCTCGTTTGGCCGGCGGCCATTCTGACTCTCGACGAACGGAAGCGGGCGTTCGACGGCACCAACATCGGCGTTCGGCAACTCCTGTAACAACTGGATTCCAGCGCGGGAAACTGGCGACCCGCCTAAATCGGTTTTTCTCGCGGAGGGAATTGGAAAATGTCTATCACCCTTTACGGCACCACGGAGCTGATCGATGTCCAACAGCGTTTGGCGGATTTGCCAGACGGCTTTTGGCGCAATCTGTTTCCGCGTGTCATCACGTCGGATCGCGAAGAAATCATGTTTGAGCGAGCCGACATCGACAACCGGAAGCTCGCGCCTTTCGTGGCGCCGAACGTCCAAGGCCGCGTCATGCGTGGGCAGGGTTATTCGGCCCGGTCATTCCGGCCGGCATACGTCAAGCCCAAGCATGTCGTTGACCCGACGAAGGCGATCAGCCGCATCAAAGGCGAACCGCTTCTCGGCCGGCTGACGCTGGCGCAGCGGTTCAATGCCCATGTCGTCAACAATCTCCGTTTGGAGCGCGAGGCAATCGAGCGCCGATGGGATTGGATGGCGTGCCGCGCCGTCGTCGATGGCAAGGTGGTTGTGGCTGGCGACGACTACCCGACCGTCACCGTCGATTTCCTCCGCGATCCGTCACTGACGATTCAGTTGACCGGCACCGCGCGTTGGTCGCAAACCACGACCGCCGCTCCGCTTACCGATTTGGGGAGCGCCGTCACGTCGGCATTTCAGCTCGGCAATGCGCCGATCAACACGCTGGTTTTCGGCACGACCGCATGGGGCAATTTCGTGAAGAATGCTGCCGTGCTGGATTTGCTGAACACGCAGAAGCGGAACGGCAGCTCCGAATTTTCGACGATCCCGCTCATCAACAATTCCAACTATCAGTCGATGGGCCGGATCAACACCATCGGCGGCGTGTTCGACCTGTACCAATATTCGAATTGGTACTCGGATGTCGATTCGAACGGCAATCTGACGGTCCGGCAATATCTCGATCCGACCTACGTTGTCGGCGTCGGGGGTGCGATGGACGGCGCCGCGCTATTCGGCGCGATCATGGACGCCGATGCGGATTTCGCCGCGCAAGCGGATATCTTTCCGAAAATGTGGAAGGAAAACGATCCGAGCGTCGTCTACACCATGTCGCAGTCGGCGCCGCTGTTCGCACCGCTCAACCCCGATAACACCTTCGTTTTGAAGACGGAGTAGACCGGGCTCCTGGCGCAAGCTTGTACCCGGCTTTGACGGGAGATTGCGGGGGTAGCTCGTCGAGAAAACAATGAAGCCCCGCACATTGAAAAGGAAGGTGTCACATGGTCGAACGTGTTGTTGTGAATCGGATCATCCACGGCGATGAAGACGGCGAGCGTATCGAGCTGAAGCCCGGCGACATCATCGATACCGACGAGCTTGGTATGGATGAAGACGATGTTGCCCGGCTCGACGAACCCCGGCATATCCGCGCCCGGCAGGATACCGCATCGCCGGTCGAAGCGACGGAACGCCGTTCCGGCCGCGCCGGCAGGGCTCGCGATCCGCGTGCGGTCGAAGATAAGCCGCGCCGTGGTCGGCCGCCCAAGGATGCCAGCGACGAGCTGTAAACCGGGCGATCCGGATGCCAGACTTTTCATTCACGGATGAGCTGTATCGGCCATTGTTCGCCAACATGGCCGTTCCGGCGATTCTTACCCTGGCATCCGGCGCGGTTTATTCCCAACTGCCGGACGGCTCTCCGTTTCTCGCGCTCGATAAGACGATGGGATTGGATCTATCCGGCGGCGCTGCAACCATTGAAACGATTAAACCCGTGGCTGAGATTATGGCCGCAGATATGGTGACGCTCGGGTTTACTCGGAAAGACATTGAGCCGGTCGATGGTGTCGCCGCAACGATTGCGTTGAACGGCGTAGTTTGGAACATTGTTGCGACCAAGCCGAATCAATCGTCTTTCGGTCCTAACGATGGAACATTGTTTTTAATATTGGAAGGCGATCTAGAATAATGGACCGCCGAGAAGCAATCCTTTCCCGTATTCGCGATATTCTTCCGCAAGTGCCGGGTATCGTTCGCGCTGGCCGAAATGTCGAAGATGTCAGCGGTGGCGTAGCAGCTCGGCCGGCGGCAATTCTTTATGATGGTGCCGAGGAAAACGCTGACTACGAAGGTCGGCCGAAATTCTCCCCAAAAGACTATATCACGATGACGCCGCAGATAATTATTCTGCTTGGCGCTCGTTCGGAAAATGTTGGTACGAAGGTCAACGATATTCGGCGTTTGCTTATTCCGTTAATCTATAAGGATGAAACCCTGAAAAGCCTTTGTACGACTGCCGGTAATATCAAGTTTCAAAGCGGCGGACTCGATACGGCGCAGGGTGAAACTCGGGAAGCTCGATACGAGATAAAGTTTGAATTCACCTATCTGTCCGACACGCGAGAGATGGAAACCCTGTAATGGCGCGAACAACGATCAATTCGCAAAATCCGCTCGGCGCGTATCCGGTTCTCCCGATTCCTTCCGGCGCCGCCGATCTTATGTTTACGGCGACGGATGATCCGATAGACCGTCAAACACCGCTAGTAAGCGGTAAGACGATGGTGATGGCGTTTAACGCAGGTTTGTCGGCGCATACCATCACGTTCACGTCAACACAGGATGTCTTTCATCGTACCGGGGATATTTCAGCGTATTCGGTTGCACCCGGTACGCTGGCGATGTTCGGGCCGTTCAGCTCGGGCGGATGGGCAAACAGTGGGCAGCTTTATATCGACGTTTCGAACGCCGAGCTGCGGCTTGCTGTTCTCAAGCTTCCATAGGAGAGGATTCAAATGGCTCGTACCGTTATCGCACCGCAAAGCCCGCTCGGCTCATATCCGTCGCTCCCGCTCGGTGCCGGCGCGGCCGATGTCACGTTCACGGCCAACACCGATCCGACCGACAGGTACGCGGTCATCGTCGATAACAAGACGATGCTGTTGGCCTACAACACCGATAGCGTGGATCATACGATCACCATCGGTTCGGCGGCCGATACGTTCAACCGGAAGGGTGACATCACGACTTATTCGGTCGCGGCCGGGAAAGTCGCATGTTTCGGTCCGTTCAAGACGGCCGGATGGGGGCAGAACACGAATCAGCTTTTCATCGACGTTTCCGATGCGAAGCTGGAACTGGCAAACATCACCCTGCCGTAATCGGCGAAACACTGTTTTGATCGGAGGGCGTTAAATGCCGTACACCGAATTGTCGCCGAACGTCGATAACTATTTCGTCGGCGCCGGCATCCTGAAGATGCGAATGATCGCGCCGACACTCGACGCCGATTATCGGGATGTCGGCAATGCGTCGAAGTTCGAATTCACGTCAACCGTGACACGCCTGAAGCACTACAGCTCGCGCGTCGGCACGCGGTTCAAAGACAAAGACGTGGCTACGCAGGTCGATGCTACCGTGGCTTTGGTTCTCGACGAAGTGACCGGCGCGAATCTGCAATACATGCTTCTCGCCGACAAGTCGGGCGCCGGGCCGGTCATGCTCGATTTGCTGACGCAGCCGAACATGACCGTCGCCTTGCGGCTGATCGGTACGAACGATGTCGGCGCCAAATGCCAAGTCGATTTGCCAAGCGTGCTGTTGACACCGAACGGCGCGCTTGGATTCATCAACAACGGTGCATGGGGTGAAATTCCCCTCACGGCCGACGTGAACGGTAACGAAGCAACCGGCTCGTTCGGCCGCGTGGCGGTCGGTACGGATGGCACGGAGTTGACCGATTATCCGCCGCCGTAAACATTGTTTCAACACTGGCGAAAAGGATTAGGTAAGATGCCCGGACTTGTAGACATTGCGAAGCTTCGTAAGACAGTCACCATCGGTGAGGGTGATACTTCTTTCGAAGTTCAGGTGAAGGGGATTTCGGCAAAAAAGATCGCCGCGATCATTTATCGGTTTCCGGCCGTTGGGAATATGCTATTCCCGACGCAAGCCGGCCAAGCTTCGGCCGATGATCCGGGCCGAATGATCGCGGAAGCGCCGGAAGCCGTTACGGCGATCATTCACGCCGGCTCCGTGGAAGACATCAAAGAGGAAGATATCGAGGATATGCCGGTTGGTTATCAAATCGACGTGCTGTTGGCGATTCTCGATATCACGCTTCCGGGTGGCCTTGTCCCTTTTATCAACAAGCTGACGCGCCTGTTCGGAGACGCCGCCAGCCAAGTCCCGCTCAACGTCGCCGCATCGCCCAACGTAACTTCAATGCCCAACGGGAAGGCGCCGGATTCCAGCTCGCCGTCTCAATAGTTCAACTAGAGATTCTTGGGGTACGAAAGCCCTGGAATCTCACTCCGCGACAGATTGAT